AAAATTTTGCTTAGACGACACATTCTTGCGAACACAGCCAATGGAGCGACTTCTTGTACTTGAAAAGATGCTTAGCCTTGGTCTTATTACAACTGAACAGGCTATGCAGATGGAAGATTTAACTCCTAACGGGAATGGTGAATAATGGAAACCCTATACATCGAAGCTGCATCTATTGAGTGCAACGAAGAACGCAGAGAAATCTCTGGCAAGATTGTGCCGCTTGGTACAGGCGAGATTGGACAAACCAATTTAGGTAACTACACTTTTGCGGCTAACTCAATCGAGATTGCAGACCCTACTAAAATTCGTTTGTTGTCACAACATAATTTACAAAAGCCAATTGGTAAAATGATTAGTGCAGAAACACGCACGGATGGAATTTATGCTGTATTTCGTTTATCCCGTAGCACTGCAGGGTCAGACGCTTTAATTATGGCGCAAGAAGGATTAGTTACCGGTCTTAGTATTGGCGCTGAAATTCTTGCATCGAAACCATCAAAAGACGGATACACAGTTGTGTCCCAAGCCCGCCTAAAAGAAGTTTCTCTAGTAACAGTGCCGGCATTTGCCAGCGCAGAAATATTAGAGATAGCGGCAGAGGAAGTCATCCCTGTCGAAGAAACCACACTCACAGAAAGCGAGACAGTAGCCGTGGAAAACACACCTACAGTTGAAGCAACACCAGAGGTAGAAGCTGCAGCTGTAGAAGCTGCTCGCCCTACAGTAACAGCGATGGCGTATACAACACCGCGCATTAACCTAAACATAACAGCCGGAGAATACGCAAAGGCTCAACTTAACGCATCACGCGGAGACGCAGATGCACGTGAACTTGTAGCAGCACTACAGGTTGCTACAGTTGCAGAAAACACAGGTATGGTTCCACCTACATACCTCAAAGACGTAATTGGTATTATCGATTCATCACGCCCATTTATTGATAGCATCGAGCGCGCTGCGCTTCCTGCATCAGGAATGAAAATTTTTACCCCTAAGCTTGGAACACAGGCAGCCGTCGCATTAACAGCTGAAGGCGCAGAATTTGGCTCAGTTGATACAACAGTTACGTTTCAGGAAGACACAGTTGTCAAATTTGCCGGTGCTGGCAAGCTCGACCTTGAGCTCGTCGACCGGTCTGACCCCAGCTTTTTGGATTTGTATCTCCGCGAGTTGGCTGCGAGCTATGCTCAGAAGACAGACCAGTACGCAGCTCAGATTGCGGCAGATGGTTCAGCAGATTCATCTTCTTCAACAATCTACAAAGCAATTGCTAAGTCCATTGCAGATTCATACGGCGTAATGCGCCAGACACCTAACAACCTTTTGGTTGCAACCTCAGGTGGAAACGACAACGTTGACTTTGCAAGTCTTCTTGGAGAAGTTGATACAACAGGTCGTCCACTATATGCAGCTGCAGCACCTCAAAATGCGAATGGTCTTATTACTCAAGGTTCAACAAACGGTACAGTAGCCGGTCTTAACCTTGTGGTTGACCCTAACTACACAGGTGGAACAGCGGCAGTCAAGGTTGGTCTAGTTTATCCAACAATGGCAATGCGATTCCATGAATCCGGAACGCTACAAATTCGCGCTAACGTTGTCGCTAACGGTCAGCTTGAAATTGGTATCTACGGATACGTTGCAGTAGTCAACCGCTACCCAACTGCGTTTAGAGCAGTCCAGGTTGCATAATAAAGTAAAACCCTAAGTCGCTTAGTGGGGCTGCCGGAGCCCTTGCAGTCCCACTAAGTCTTTAGAAAGGAAAGTATGGCAATCACGTCAGTCGCAACTCTTAGAGCGGCTTTAGGTGTTGGCACTTTATACACTGACGCCACTTTACAATCCGTGTGCGATAGCGCGGATAACGTGCTCCTACCTTTCTTATGGAAAAATGATTTACCTATTGTCGCGCACTCAAGCCAATCAACAGTAGGCACTCTGTATTTTGATTCAGATATTAGAGATACATTTTATGTTGGTCAGTCGGTTACTATCACTAACTCAGGCAGCCGATTTAACGGCACAAAAACAATAACTGCAGTAGGCGAATATTCATTTACTATTGCAATTACCGCGGGCGCTAACAATCCGTATCACACAATTCAGCCATACGGCAATGCTGCAGCTGAGACTTACACAGACTTTACAACTATCCCTGCAATTCAAACTGCCAGCCTGTTACTTTGTGAAGCAATTTGGCAAGCGCGTCAAGCGCCTAGCGGGCAAGGCATGTCAGTAGATGGATTTACTCCATCACCTTTTACAATGTCAAATACTTTACTCGCACGCGTACGCGGGCTTATAGCGCCGTACCTTTCACCCGCGTCACAGATTGGGTAGCCGTGCCTACAGCGATAACTACCCTACGCGCATCCCTAGCGGCAGCCTTAGTAGACAATTCACTTTATTCGGTATTTAGTTTTCCGCCGGCAACTCCTATTGCCAACAGCGTTGTAATAATTCCTGCAGACCCGTATCTTACTTTGAACAATAATCAATACTCATCTATAAGCCCTATGGCTAACTTTTCAATACAAATGTTTGTGCCTTTATTAGACAACGAAGGCAACTTAAACGGAATAGAAACAATGCTAGTAGGCGTATTTAATAAGCTTGCTAATTCAACTATCCAAATGAATATTGGCAGTGTAAGCGCACCTAGCGTGTACGCATCTGCCACGGGCGATTTGCTTACCTGCAATTTGTCCGTTTCAACACTGACAGAATGGAGCTAGACATGACTGATAAGTCAAATGCAGAATGGCTTGAGCGTATTGGTCAAGTCCAGCCAGAGACAACAAAGCCAGCTACACCGACAAAGAAAGAAGAAGAATAAAAATGGCACAATTTATCAATAACAAGGTCGGCGTAAAGCTCGGCGCAACCGACCCTGCATCTACCGACCTTAGCGCGTATTGCACATCATTTACTCTTAACAGAGCATTTGAAGAAGTGTCCGTGACCGCGATGGGCGACACCGGAGTGCGTCAAATCGCTGGTCTAGAAACTTCGACACTGACCATCGAATTTATCAATGACAACGCTGCAAGTGCAGTACTTCAGACACTTAACACATTGCTAGGCACAAATGCTTACTTTAAGGTTGCTAACGATAAGTCTGCAGTCGGCTCAGCGGCAAATCCGTTTTTTACCGGCTTGGTTTTGATTAATAATATTACTCCAATTAACGGCGCAGTGGGCGATTTGTCTACTCAATCTGTTACATTTAACGTATCCGGTGCAGTCACAAAGACTGAAACTGGCACATTCTAATAACTAACTAAGGGGCTAAAAATGGCAAAGCTAGTAATAACAATGAAAGACGGAAATGTACATGACGTGGAGATTACTCCACGTTTAGAGTATAACTTTGAGCAGCATGTGGGCATGGGCTTTCACAAAGCCTTGCTTGAATTATCCCGTCAATCGGACATCTATTGGTTAGCTTTCGAAGGCTTACGCCTAGCCGGCGTCCAGATAAAGCCAATGCCGGATTTCTTGGACTTAATCACGAAAGTGGACGTCCTAGATTCTAGCCCTTTGGCATAGAGCGGGGCTCTATAACATATCTCGCAACTCGTTTGAGTTATGAATATGGAGTCCCGCTCAATACAATTATTGATTTATCGCCTAGAGCTTTTAAGGCGCATATAGAGGTACTCAAAGATTTAGCGAAGGAGCGGGAAAATGCCAGTAGAGGTAGTAGGAGCCGTCGCACTTCGTAAGGCATTAAATCAATATGCTCCGGATTTAGCAAAAGAATTAACTAAAAATCTAGGCGCAATTCTTAAGCCGGTTGTAACTGAGGCTAGAGGATTCGTACCACTAGATTCTCCAATGTCCGGATGGGCTACACGCGCTACAGATGCAGGGCATAAATTTCCTAAATACAATGCTTTAGAAATTCGACGAGGAATTATTTACAAAAGTACCCCGTCAAAACCTAACGCTGCAGGATTCGTCAACGCTATCAGAATTCAAAACAAATCTATGCAAGGCGCTATCTATGAAACCGCTGGTCGTAAAAACGGGCAGGGGCAAAATTGGGTAGGAGACCGAGCCGGTGGAGCATCTAAGGGAGTTTCACGCTCGGTCAATCCTTATGCCGGCAATCAATTTATTTCTAATCTTGGTAATCTCTACGGTTCTAACCGCAAGGGAGACCATCGGATGATAGGACGTTTAATCTTTAGGGCATGGGCTAATACTCAAGGCAAGGCTAATGCTTCAGTAATTAAGGCTATAGAAAATACTACATCAAAGTTTAACCGTCGCACTCAAATTGTCGACATTAGGAGAGCCGCATGAGCAATGTAGCTATCAATATTCTTGCCGAATTTATTGGCAAAAACGCTTTTGATAAAGCTGGAAAATCTATAAACAAACTTGAAAAATCTGCCTTCAAATTAGGCAAAAGTCTGGGACTTGCTTTAGGTACTACCGCAATAGTTGCTTTTGGCAGAGCATCCGTAAAAGCATTTGCATCCGATGAAGCGGCGGCGCAGCGTTTGGCGACTGCAGTAGATAATTTAGGACTATCTTTTTCAAAAGTAAAGGTAGCCGATTTTGTCTCTAGCCTTGAAACTTCGGCTGGGATTGCAGACGATGTTTTGCGTCCTGCCCTACAGGCTCTATTAACAACTACCGGCTCATTAACAAAATCTCAAGGATTGCTTAACAATGCAATAACAATTAGCCGTGCCACAGGAATTGATTTAGCTACGGTTTCTCAAGATTTGGCTA